ATATTACAAGATTTATTTAATATATTATAAGATTTATAAAAAATCTCATAATATTAAATTATAAGTATTCAAAATAATTATATTTTAAAAATAATATGTTTATTATATATATATTATGGCAACACGATTTTTAATAAACAACTTACAAGCAGAAGACGTATTCTTACAAACGCAAATAGACCAAATTGTCGCTGGTGGTTCTCTTGCTGGTGTTGCCGCAAAAGTAAAAGTAGGAGCAACAACGGCAATGTTGAGCGTAGACAATACCGACCCAGTCATTCCAAAAATAGACATAAATGTAGCATTACCACCAGTGAATGGGTGTGTTTTGACTGGAAACACAAATGGTTCTCTTGCTTTTTCAAGTGAAGCACCAATTTTAAATGTTGCATCAAGCATAACAATAGACGTTATTGAAAATCCAGCAAACATACCACCAGTACCAACCGACATTCAAGTAAAATTAGCAGTAGCAGAACCAGACCATAGCGGACAAAGTTTAATAACATCATTAGGAGGCGTTTTGTCGTGGGAAGACCGAGTGAAAACAATATTACCAAAAGTCGCATTTGGAATAACACCTTTTTTAAGTGTAGACAGCACAGACCCTCTTGAACCAGTAATAGATTTAAATGTTGGATTACCAGCAGTAAGTGGAATGTCATTAAATGCAAACACAAATGGCACTTTATTCTGGGAGGAGCGATTACAAAGCATTAACGCAAATCAACAACCAACCCAGACATCAACCTATTTAACACTTAATAAAGCAGACCCAGAGAATAATTTAATAGATTTAAATGTTGGATTACCAGCATCAAACGGACAAGTTCTTTCAGCACTTACAAACGGCACTCTGTCTTGGATTACTGACACTGGTGCTGGTGTTGAAAGTATTTCGCCAAAACAAATAGCACCATCAACAATTCCATATTTAAGTGTAGACCTCATTACAAATCCAGCAATTCCTATAATAGGCATTGATGTTGGATTACCATCAATAAATAACCAAGTTTTAACAGCACTGACAACTGGTGCTTTGTCTTGGTCTTTACCAGCGACAAAACAAATTGCGTTGACTGGCAACCAGCAAGTAAGTAATACATACCAATACGTTTTAGGTTCAAACGCCCCACTCGCAAAACAAAGAATAAGTGGTGGTTCTTTGAATATAAATGGTCTTTCAAGTGCTTATGGAACTGGACGACTAAAAGTAAGCGGTTCAATATGTCTTAAAGTTTTAAGTGCTACTGCTCTTGACGCAACTTTTTATATAGGCACTAATACTAATGGTGATGCTTTACTTGTTATGCCGTTAGTTTATAATACAACATCTGCTATAATCAATCAATACGTAAATGTTTCATTCAATAGCATATATGACAATGCTGGAAGTGGTAGTTTATTTGACCCTACGTGGGGTAATGCTGATTTATATTGCGATTTAACTTACTTGGGAGGGTCGCCACCAAGCGGTAATATGTACGAAATAATTTATAGGTCATTACAATTTGAATGGTTGCCATTAGCAGACGCATAATATTACAAGATTTAATAATTATATTATAAGATTAAGAATAAATCTCATAATATTCAATAAAAGTATTTTACAAGTAAATATTTAAAATATAATATTTATAATAATATATAAATGGAAGTTCCTCGTGAAATCACAGAAGCATTAGATGAACCAATTACGGAAAATCAAGTGAACGTGTTAGAGCATACTTGTATGGGAGACGACGACATAAAACATTTTTTTCCAAATGCACGTATATTCACTTACCCTCAATTGAAAATTTATAAATCTATTGACGAACTTATTCCAGACCATAAAGATTATTTTATTCTTTTATTTTTAGAAACAGAGAACAGCGGACATTGGACGCTCGTTGCAAATAATAATAATACGATTGAGTTCTTTTGCTCGTACGGCAGTTCGCCGTCTGCCCCTTTGAAATGGAATAAAGACCGAAATAAAGAATTAGGAATAACCTCACCATATTTAGACAATCTATTAAACTCAACAGAGAAGCAAGTCATTTATAATCCTATTGATTACCAAGACAACAAAGATTTAACTATTTCAACATGCGGACGGCATTGTTGTTTTCGTCTCATGTGTCTTCTCAAGTATGATTTAGATTTAAATGAATATTACCAAATGCTGCAACAAATAAAAGAAGAAGAAGAACAACCTTACGACGAAATCGTAAGCGAACTTATTAACGAATTATGATTTTGTTAATTTACCAGTAAATTATTTATAAAAATATACATGTATATTTATAATTTAACCATTTTATAAATATACCGACAATATACCGCCAATATACAAAAATATACGTGTATAAAAAACGTTTTTTATACTTGTAAATTACGATTATTCGTAAAATATAAATATACTTGTATATTTTTGTAATACTTATTATAAAAATATACGTGTAAATTGACGAATGGTAAATATAGAAGGAAAGAAACTCAAATACTTTTAAAAAACAATTATATAAAATTATATAATATAGTAAAATATTATATTTTAAAAATAATATATTATTATTAATATATAATAATGGCAACACATACATACCTTGACGTGAATATTGTTAATAACAACATTAGCGATGGAACTAACTTTCCAGACAATACACCTATACCTATTGTATTTAACACGAGACGAAATGCCGACTATTTAACAAATCCAAATGATTATTATGTTAGTGTTATTCGTTGGTCTATGGATTGCCGACTTCCTATTATAGTTCCTCAAATACTTTTAGGACAACACACCAACCCTTCTGGAGAAAATTATAACGCACTTGCTGGTAAGTTCACTGATGCAGAAGGTGATTACTGGAATACGACTTATGTATTTGCCGTTGAATGGTGGAATGGTGGAGGTTCGCCATTGCCTAACCAAATTGTTTATAATCGGTTAAAGTTTCGCCCTCAAACAGCAATAGAAACAACTAAAGATGCTGTATTTAATTTAAGCGAAGTTTATGATGACCCTTATTTTTATGTCACTTCTATTGACTGGTTTATTTATTTGCTTAATCAGTCGCTCATTGAATTAGCAGCATTAATTACACTCGCACCTTCTGCGGCAACTTTAGAGTGGTATTTTCAAAATAACGGAGACGGAGGTCTTACCTTTTTGAATAACAAAAATGGTTTGTTCTATTACCAGAAACAAGGCACGAATGTATTCACAGAAAAGTATTCGCTTATTTTTAATGGTTCTTTGAATACTTTGTTAAATGGATTTAGCACATTTCTTCGTGATTTAAGCAGCGATTTTAATTATGAATTACTATTCACAAAACCAGTTCAAACCACTACGATTGCTGGTGTTGTTTGGAACTATGTATTGACCGAATACCCAGTTGTTCCTTTCTGGTCGCCTATTTCGTCAATTGTATTCACTACACAAGGTATTCCAGTTGAACCCACGAATAGCAATCCTACAAATACCACTGGAAATCCTACTGCTCTCGGTGCAATCAACGAGAACATTAATTTAGCGAGTATTATTACTGACTTTGACCTTCCTCTTAATAATGGTACAGAAGGTCGCCAGATTGTATACTATACACCAAGCAGTGAGTATAGAATGTTTGACCTTAACACAAATCGCCCTCTTTCTACGATTAACATTATAGCAAACTGGAAAGACAAACTCACTGGGTCTTTACACCAGATGTATTTATTCAGCGGAGGCGGTGCTGCCCTTAAAATCCTATTTAGGAAACGAGATTTTTTTTCTCAAGTTTAATAGATTTATATTAATTTTAGTAAAAATATAAAAGTTTTTAAATTATATTATAATTTTTTTTATTTAAAATTATAATCTATATATACTTTATAATAATGAGTTCAGCAATCAGCACCTACCAAGTTTTAGATGACCGACTTGCTATTAGCGACAGCGTTAATTTCGGTGTTGCAGTTGGAGGGCAATCTATTAACCAACAGCGTTTTACTACCCAAGCACTCTCTTCCTCGTCTGTTTCTGTTAATTGTTTAGTGCCTTCTCTTCAAACGATTATTGACCGACACGTTCTATTGCGAACAACTTACCAGTTTACTATTACTGGTGTTGTTGCCGCTGGTGGGGCGACTTTACTAACATTAGGAACAAACTTCGCTTTTAAACCATTCGCTTTCTCGCAGATGGTGAATACACTTTCCGCACAGATTAACAACACAAATGTAAATCAAAATTACCGAGATGTTCTTTCTGCAATTCTTCGCCAGATGTCGCCAGTTGCTTTACAGCATTATAACGATTTAACCACCACACAATTAGATTACTATTATGATTTAGAAGCAACTGCCGCTGCTACTCGTTCGCCTTTTAAAACGATTGAGAATGCTTTAGAAACTATTAACCCTCGTGCCGCTTGGGTTTTAGACAGCGTGACTGGAAATACTTCTGGTGCTGGTGCTAAAACAATTGTCATTACGGCAACTTTTACCGAACCTATTTTCGTCTCACCTTTCATATTTGGCGACCAAGTAGGACAGCACAATAGCGGTTTGAGCGGTGTTTCTGCTATTAACTTTAACTTTAATATGATGGAAGGTGCGAGGGCGATGAACTGGTATGCTTCTAACGCTGGGGACACCCTAACGGCGGTTGCTGCTCTTCCTACTTCTGCCGAAATCTTGATGACATTCATCTCGCCTAAACCTTCGCAGCAAATCCCTCTTACTTGCTGCCTTCCTTATTACGAGTTGAATTGTTATAAGACATCAGTCACTGCTTCCGCTGCTGCACCAGTAGGAAGCGAGTTCCAGATTACAACCTCAATTGTCTCGCCGAATTGTATTCCAGACAAGGTTTATTTGGAAGTGCGACCGCAGCAACCAGCGGCACTTGCTGGTTTAGCAATAAGCGATTTCCGCTTTCCTATTAAGAGCGTAAATATTACTTGGAATACGCAGAGCGGTATTTTAGGAAACGCTACACAGCAAGAACTTTATTTGATGTCAAAGCGTGGTGGTCTCGCACAAGATTTCCTTTCTTGGAGAGGCAAAGCGACCGCAGTCGGCAACGGAACGACACAAATATTCCTTACTGGTGGTATGCTTTGTTTGGACTTTAACGAAGTTATACCTATTATGGAGCAGTATTATTCGTCTTCGTCTCTCGGTCAATGGACTTTTCAAGTCACTCTTACTTGTTTTAATAACACTGGATTTTCCTCACCATTAGTTGATGTCAACACGATTTTCTTCCAAAGCGGAGTGTTTCAATCAACCGCTGGGTCTTCCTCGCAGTACGTCGGTGTTCTGTCAAAGGACGAAGTTCTTCGTGTCGCACAAGAAGAACCGCACCTAATGACCGAGCATTCTCGTTTGGTCGGTGGAGGTATTAAATCTTTTTTGAGTAGTGCAATTAAATCGGTTTCGCCAAAGTTGAAGTCGTTTATTCTCAACAAAGCGAAGGAAAAGTTGCCAGAACTTGCTTCGGCACTCAAGGGCAAACTTGCCGAAAAGGGTAAGTACGGACAAATGGCAGCGTCTGCTATTGGTGCTTTGGGTTATGGTCGCCCTCGCACTCGTGGTGGTGCTGAAACTGGAGGTGCTATGACTGGCGGTGCTTACTCAAGCGGTTAAATCCAATATTACAAGATTTTAATATTATATTATAAGATTTCATAAAAATCATATAATATTCATTTCTAAACTTTTAGAAAACTTAATAAAACAAAAAAAAATTGAAATATAAATATACTATTATATATTATTATATACAAATATTAAAATGGCGAGTTTTACTTCAGCAAACGACATTAATTATAAAAAGCACGATGACTATATGACCCCAAAATCAGCATGGGAAGCAATAGAAAAATATATTCCAAAAGAAAAAGTTATTTATGAACCTTTTTATGGTGACGGAAAGAGTGGTGAATATTTGAGAGAATTAGGTTGTAAAAATGTAATTCATAAAGAAAGAGTTGATTTTTTTAATAATGAAGAAGTATATGAGTTTATATTAAGTAATCCTCCATTTTCAAAATCAAAAGAAGTCATGTCGCATTTAGCAAAATTAAATAAACCTTTTATTATGTTAATGCCTTTATTAAAAATTAATACCTCTTATTTTAGAGAAAACTTTAAAAATAAAAATTTACAAATATTAATTCCAAGAAAAAGAATACATTTTATTAAATTAGTAGATGGTATAATGCCTGAAGGTTGGAAAAATAAAACTGCCTATGATTGCATTTATTATTGCTATAAATTAGGATTACCAAATGACATTACGTGGTTAGAATAAAGCAAATGATTTCATTAATAGTTTTCAAATACTTTAATATAATATTACAAGATTTTTCATTTTTGTTATAATATAAAAATAAAATCTCATAATATTTAAAATGATTGGTTTTTTAATTGGATTTTACGCACATTTCGTATATATTGCTATAAAAGAAGTTTATATTTCGGTTTCTAATTTGCCATTGTCTTCAGTTTCACACGTTATTTGTTCTTCTTTTGAATGAGCGACACTTCGTGTAATATATTTTTTATGAGTTCTTGGAGAAGGTTTAGGCAATACAATTTCTTCTTCTTTTTCTTCTGCTGGTTCGCTCGGTGTTTCTGGCGGACTTTTTATTTTCTTCTGTACGCAATCGCTTTCAACACAACCGCCAAATATTTTAATTTTTTTTATATGTAGGGTTGCTAATGCCCCACATACTGCGACAACTAATGCCGACACCGCTATATAATCAACCATTTATATATATAATAATTAGATTATTTTAATTTTTATAATAATAATATTAATAATTATTATAAAATAAATATTATATTATATATATTATATATAATAATGTTCGCAACGCCTTATAATGACCGAATACGCCAAATGGTTCTTGCTATTGACGCTAATTACGCAAATCATTTAGACAGCATTGACAGCGGAGACGCTTACAATGAGAGAGAAACTAATCTACGAAATGGAAATGGTGCTTATGGAAGAAATCATAATATGGGTTTTTCTCATGAACGCCCTCTTACTCGTAATCAAGAATTAACAAGTTCTACGCTTATGCCTTTGCCTTCTGGTGTACGTTCTGGTGCTTTTCAAACCCCTAATGTTGTTCTTCAATCATACCATACTGGCGGAGAGCAATATTCACGAGGTACTGGTGCTTATGGAGGTGCTATGAGTGCTGGTGCAAAAATGTATAAAAAGAGAAGTGTCTCACCCATGGAAGAAATGGAAGACGACGAAGAAGGAATGTTTGGAAGCGGACAAATAATGGGAAATATTACTGAAAAAGACGCAAAAAATCTTATTGTAGAACATTTGCGAAGAGAAACTGGTTATAAGAAAGCGACCGCAAAGAAAATCATTAATGCTGCTGAAAAGCATTTGAAAAAAACGAGACCAGATTTAATTGGAAAAGGTCGTGGAAAACTTACTGGAAGTGGTTTTTTTAGTAGTATATGGCACGGAGTTAAACACGCTGCTTCTTCTACTTTTAATGGTGTTAAATCTGCTGCGAAGTATGTTGGAACAAAAGTAATTGAACCAGTCGCAAGTGAAGTTAATCAGTTAGGAGTTAAGGCAGCGAATGACATTCTTGACACGACAAGTCACGCAGCAAATACCGCAATTGACACAACGGCGAATGTCACCAATATTGCGGCACAAACAGCGTCAAATATAGCACCACAAGTCGCTCAAATTGTCGCTGAAAATCCAGAATTGCTTCTTGCCGCTGGAAAACCTCGTGGGCGTGGACGACCTCGTAAAAACGGCGGTGCTTATGCTATGGGTTTAATTATGCCAAGTAAGGCACAAGAGGCAGCATCAACGGCATTAAAGGGGGCAATGAAAGGTGCTGGTTTTTTGTCGTCTTTTGGAAACCTCGCACTTTCTGGTGCGAAATCAATCGCCAAAAGTGCCGCACAGAAAGCGGTCGGTGTAGCAGCGGACAAATTAAAATCAACAATCACTTCTAAACTTGGGAATAATGCTATTAGCGGACTTTTAACAAGCGGAATAGACAAATATAAGGGTAATGTAAGCGATGCAGTTGTTAGTAAAATCGGTAAAGGTAAACGTGGTAATCCAAAAGCGAAAGAACGAGGTGCGAAAATCTCTGCTATTATGAAACAGCATAAGGTTTCTTTGGGTGAAGCGTCTAAAATATTAAAACAAATGGAAGGAGGTGCTATGACTGGAGGTGCTATGACTGGAGGTGCTATGACTGGAGGTGCTATGACTGGAGGTGCTATGACTGGCGGAGTTAATTTTTTAAAACATAATCCGTTTTCATACTTATAATATTTTTAAAAAGTATTTGTATAAAATATTAATAATTATAAAATATTATAAAATAAATATTATATATTATATAATATATATAATGGCAACTGACTTTGACATAAATATTAACAAGTTTCGCAATGCAGAAG